TGCTCGTCTATTATTATTTGGTCTTCGTAAACAATTAATTGGTGGACGTTGGGATCACCCTACTCTATTACATCAAATTATAAAATGTGTAGAGTTAGGAGTTTATGATTCTGAAGTTTTAACTAATTATACTGAAGAAGAACTTATTCTTATTGGAGAATGGGTTGATCATGATAGAGATTTCTTGTTTACTTACGCTGGTCTACGTCAGGTAGTAGATAAGTATCTTGTCCAAGATCGTAGTACATATGAGGTGTATGAAACACCACAATTTATGTACATGATGATTGCAATTACTATTTTTGCTAAGTATAATAAGCAAGAACGTTTATCTTATATTAGGAAATATTACAATGCCATCAGCAAACACAAAATCAACATCCCCACACCTGTCATGGCAGGGGTACGAACTCCCCTTCGACAGTTTGCTAGCTGTGTTCTTGTTGATGTTGATGACACCCTCGATAGTATCTTTTCTAGTGACATGGCGATTGGCTACTATGTTGCTCAACGTGCAGGAATCGGTATCAACGCAGGCAGAATCCGTGGAATCAACAGTAAAATCAGAGGTGGAGAAGTTCAACATACAGGTGTTGTCCCTTTCCTTAAAAAGTTTGAATCGACTGTCCGATGCTGTACACAGAACGGCATTAGGGGTGGAAGCGCGACTGTACACTTCCCAATCTGGCACTCAGAAATAGAAGATATTCTTGTTCTTAAAAATAACAAAGGAACGGAGGACAATCGTGTTAGAAAACTCGACTACAGTATCCAAATCTCTAAAATCTTCTATGAAAGATTCATCAACAATGGAGACATCACATTATTCTCACCTCACGATGTCCCAGGTCTGTATGATGCTTATGGCACTGACGACTTTGATGATCTCTATAACCATTATGAATTGGATAGAAGCATTCCAAAGAGGACTATCCCTGCTCAAGAACTGGTTCTCACGCTCTTAAAAGAAAGAGCAGAGACAGGTCGTGTTTATATCATGAACATTGATCATTGTAATTCTCACTCTTCTTTCAAGGATAAGGTTAACATGAGTAACCTCTGTCAAGAGATTACTTTACCTACGGATCCTATCAATCATATTGATGATGATGCTGGTGAGATTGCTCTGTGTATTTTGTCTGCTATCAATGTAGGAAAATTGAAATCACGTGATGACATGGAAGAACTTTGTGATCTTGCTGTTCGTGGTTTGGAGGAATTGATTGACTATCAGGGATATCCTGTAGCAGCGGCAGAACGTGCTACAAGAGCACGTAGATCACTTGGGGTAGGTTTTATTGGTCTTGCTCATTATTTGGCAAAGCATGGTCATAAGTACAGTGATCCAGGTGCTTTAAAATTGGTTCATGATTTGACTGAATCATTCCAGTACTATCTTCTCAAAGCATCTAATCAAATTGCTAAAGAGAAGGGTGCATGTGCTGCATTTGATAGGACTAAGTATTCTGATGGAGTTTTTCCTATTGATACATATAAAAAAGATGTTGACGAATTAGTTTTACCGGAGTACAATCATGATTGGGACGCTCTTAGGACATCTATCGCCACCCACGGACTTAGGCACTCAACACTGTCTGCTCAGATGCCATCAGAAAGCAGTTCCGTTGTGTCAAACGCAACAAATGGAATCGAGCCACCTAGAGGGTATTTGTCCATTAAAAAATCAAAGAAAGGACCGCTCAAGCAAGTTGTTCCTCAATACGGTTCTCTCAAAAATAACTACACTCTTCTATGGGATATGAAGAGTAATGAGGGATACATTAAAATTTTAGCAGTGATGCAAAAGTTTTTTGACCAGGCAATTTCTGGCAATTGGAGTTACAATCCAGAAAACTATCCTGATAATGAAGTTCCAGTATCAGTTATGGCACAGGATCTTTTGACTACATACAAATACGGTTGGAAGACATCGTATTATCAAAATACATACGATCAGAAGGGGGAGGATCCATCGGCAGACGGGAACGAAACCTTGGAAGAAATGTTAGCATCAATAGAAAACATCGAGGAGGACGACTGTGAATCTTGTAAAATCTGAAGAAAGAAAAGTAAAGGGGATGACCGTGTTCAACACTGAAAAAGTAAATACTAAAAAGCAACCAATGTTTTTTGGACAACCATTAGGCATTCAAAGATATGATTCTTATAAGTATCCTGTCTTTGACAAGTTGACTCAGCAACAACTTAGTTATTTTTGGAGACCTGAAGAGGTATCACTCCAGAAAGATCGTTCAGATTATCAGACATTACGTCCTGAACAGAAGCATATCTTTACTTCTAATTTGAAGTATCAAATTATGCTTGATTCTGTCCAGGGTCGTGGTCCTGGTATGGCATTTATTCCATACTGTTCTCTTCCTGAACTAGAGGCATGTATGGAAGTATGGGGATTCATGGAAATGATTCATTCCCGTTCATACACTTACGTTATCAAAAACATTTATCCAGATCCTGCTGAGGTATTTGATACTATTCTTGATGATGAAAAGATTATCTCCAGAGCATCTTCTGTTACAGAATCATACGATGATTTTATTAATCATGCACATCAGTATGATAGTAGTATGCTTTGGGAACTTGCTACTGAGGGTCATTACGCTGGAACCTATGACCGAACTGAGTTAAAGCGTAAACTCTATAGAGCAATTGCAAATGTTAACATCCTTGAAGGTATCCGATTCTATGTCTCGTTCGCTTGTTCGTTTGCTTTTGGTGAACTCAAACTTATGGAGGGATCCGCTAAGATTATCTCTCTCATCGCCAGAGATGAAAACCAGCATCTTGTCCTTACTCAAAACATCCTCAACAAATGGAAAGAAGGAGATGATCCTGAGTTCAAAGAGATCGCTAGAGAGGAGGAACCTTATGTGAGAGATATGTTTAAGCGATGTGTCGATGAAGAAAAGGCATGGGCAAAGTATCTGTTTAAAGATGGTTCTATGATTGGTCTTAATGATAAACTTCTGCATAATTATGTCGAGTGGATTGCTAATCGTCGTATGAAAGCGATTGGTTTACGACCTGAATATGATATTCCTGCTAAAAATAATCCACTTCCATGGACAGAGCACTGGATTTCATCTAAAGGACTTCAAGTAGCACCACAAGAAACCGAGGTAGAAAGTTATCAGATTGGTGGCATTAAGCAAGATGTCAAACAAGATACTTTCGCTGGATTCCAACTATGACCTCACCTTCTTGGAAACTGAAAGCATATGCAGATCCAAACATCTCTGATAGAAATTACTGTATGCTTAAATTAGGTCCGAGAAACTTAGGTGAACTTTTACACTATCTATTTTTGAAATTAAGGTATTCTTTAAGAGAATAAATAGGTTAGTGATGACTTTTATATGTACGATAACCCATGGTGGTATGAGGATAAAGTATTTGATACCGATAGTATTAATGGATACTACGGTTTTGTATACTTGATAACCAATACCACTAATGGCAGGAAGTACATAGGTAGAAAATACTTTTGGTCTTTTAGAAAGAAGAAAGGTCAGAATCGTAGATCCAAACAGGAATCTGATTGGAAAAAGTACTACGGTTCTTGTCCAGAACTGAAAGAAGACATTAAAGTATTAGGTAAAGATAAATTTCAAAGAGAAATTTTAAGTTTACATACTACCCTAGGTAAAGTCAATTACGAAGAGACCCGCCAACTCTTTGTATATTCAGTTCTTACTGAAAGCTTGACAGATGGCACACCTGCATACTATAATGGAAATGTTCTCGGTCGTTACTACCGTAAAGATTATTTTAACTATGATTCTTGAGACACTTACGGCATTTTTAATGCCACCCCCACCAGCAACTATTCCACCAGTGGTTGCTGAACAGCACATAAAAACTTGGACGTGTCCTGAATGTACGCTTGCTGAACAATATGTTCTGAAAGAATTGCAGGCACATACAAAAATTACTGATCGTAATGCTCTTGCTACGATCATGGGTAACATCAAGCAAGAGAGTAAGTTCATCTCCAATATCTGTGAAGGTGGTGCTCTCGTCTCCTATACTAATTGTAAGGTTGGTGGGTATGGTTTAATCCAGTGGACTAGCATTGGACGTTACAGGGGTCTTGGAAACTTCTGTAATAAGTTTGGTTGTGATCCATCATCACTTGCTGGTCAAACCCGCTGGATGATTAATGAACCTATCTTCCAACGTGTTCTTCCTGTGTTTGAAGGACATGATCAAAGCATAACCTACTATATGAAACCTGCATACTACTGGTTAGGATGGGGTATCAAAGGTAACCGTGAAGTATATGCATGGGACTATAAAGACAAATTCGTATTGTCTTGACAAACCCAACTGGATAGTGTATACTATCCATATGACTCAGTAGCTCAGTGGATAGAGCAACTGCCTTCTAAGCAGTCGGTCGTTGGTTCGACCCCAACCTGAGTCGTTAGACAGGGGATGAGCTCGCCTGCGGCGGTGTTAACCACACTGTGATCTTGAGAGTTGGTTACTCTCTTTGCTCCTTTGGATACTGTCAGTATGTTGGGTGTAGTGCCCCATAGCAAGCATACTGATAAGTTCATCGTATAATCCTCTATAGCTCAGTTGGTAGAGCACGGAACTGTTAATTCTGTTGTCCCTGGTTCGAGTCCAGGTGGAGGAGTTCGCTCGAATAACTCAGCGGTAGAGTGCCTCCTTTACACGGAGATTGTCGGGGGTTCGATCCCCTCTTCGAGCATAAATAAATTCAGTGATGCAAAAGAAGGCATGTAACATGTTAACTGCAAGATGTAAAGTATGTAATTTAGAAATTACAAGTAATTTAAAACCACAATGCTGTGGGTGCTCCAATCAGATGACGATATGTAGAGACACTATCACTGCTAAAGATATGTCGATGGTTCTCCTGATTAATTCTGAAAGAAATGTTAAGGATTCCACAGTCCTTAGTGCTAATGACTTAGAATATCAGGAGAACCGAAGGAAACGTAAGGTTCGTAAACTTGACTTTGAGGTAAAATGAATTCTAAACATGACAAGCGTAAGGATGCTCTCGGTCTCTTCTATGAGAGTGTTCTTAAACCTGATCCTCAGTTACGCCAGTGTGCTCACAACCAGGAATGCTACAATGAGTTAATGGAGTGGCGTTCGCAGGTATTAACACATCTAGATACCCTACGTAATCAAGAATTTAATTCTTGACACATGCTCCTGATGGATGTATAATACATCAGGATACGGGGTGTAGCAATCTGGTGAATGCAGCAAACTCATAATTTGCCTAAGGTGAGTTCGATCCTCACCACCCCGATTGGAGGTTGTCTCCTCCACTATTGTATCTAAATTGCAAAGGCAATGTCTAGTTCTAAATTTCATTCAAAATTCAAATCCGATTTACCTAAACTGACTGCAGCAGTTGAAGGTACACTTGCTCTCGATAGAGATAATCCTAAACTTTATCAGAAACTTATTCGTTTCTATGAAGATAAGGGTGTACAATTATATGATGATCCTGAAGATGATTACAATGTTATTCTTGATTCAATTGAAGCAGATTTAATTGAATCTGGAGTTTATGCTTAGGTCTCGGACAGACATTAATTGTGCCCTGGTGGAGTCAATCTTGACCCAAACTGGTTTCCAATTTCCAGTTAAAGAATTGGTGGCGTGCATGTGCTCTGGGAGGTTTGACCACCTCCTTTTTTTTTAATTAGAATTATGGAATTTTGCGATTGGTTTGAAGGTAACTTTAATAACTGGAAACAAGCGTCCAGTAGACCTACTTCGTTTGCTCATATTATTTTGAAGCATGAAAGGATTGCAGACAATAAATTTCATGTAACCCAAAGATATAATCATGAAACTACATTCTATCGTGATGTAGTCATTGAAATGATTGAAAGAAGAGGTGTTATTATTGTTGAAAATTCTCAGTGTAACCTAGTGTTTAGAAAAAAAGGTGATTGTTACAGAGGTGGTACAGTACCTGGTTGTATATTTAAGGAAACACTTCTTGTAAGTAGAGCAGAATTGAGTCCTAATCAGTACATTGTTATTGATGCTGGTTTTGATCCAGTTACTAAAGAGCAGAAATGGGGATCTACTAACGGTCCTTTTATTTTTGACAAAGCTAAATAGAAAAGTAGAGATCTTATATGTAAGTGGTATATCAAATAGATACGCCTGGTCTTGAGGATCAGGCAGTAACAAACGATAAGATTGAATCTGGTACTATTGAGATCAATAGATTAGATGCCACCCTAGCAGGAGCACTTGTTCCTATTGGTGGAATTATTATGTGGAGCGGTACGGCAGACCAAATCGCTGGATTTCCTAATTGGCAATTATGTGATGGGAGTGCAATTTCATCTGGTTCATTGAGTGGTACTAATACTCCTGATTTAGTTGGCAGATTTATATTAGGCACAGATACTTATGATACTGGTGAAGGGAGATGGGAAGAAACTATTACCGGAGATGACACACCAACTGGTGGATCTAAAGATGCTATAGTTGTGACTCATAATCACGGGGTGTCTAATGATTCTCACAATCATGGGGTATCGAATGATTCTCACAATCACGGGGATACTTTCCAGTTGAATAACGTTCAATCGTTTGGATACAGAACTTTGTTTGGAAATAGTGGTCAAGACAATATTGACACAGCTAATCAAAATTTTTCATACTCGACACCATCTCTGGCCGGGTCTGTGTCTGCAAATAGTACAGGAATTGATATCGATAATAATTCTACAGGAATTGATATCGATAATGAAGGTTCGTCTGGAACTAATGCAAACCTTCCTCCATATTACTCTTTAGCATATATTATGAGGATTAATTGATATGGTATATCAAATAGATACTCCTGGTCTTGAAGATCTATCAGTTACTACGGAAAAAATTGATACTGCAGCGGTATCAACTGCTCAAGTGGATACTACTATTAATAATGCATTAGTTCCTATTAAAGGAATTATCATGTTTTCTGGTACAGAATCTGAGATTCCTGCTAATTGGTCACTGTGTGATGGTAACAACGGTACTCCTAATCTAACGAATCAATTTGTTATTGCTGCTAATTCATTCAGTACTAATGATAATGAATGGCAGAGTAGTGTTACTGGAAGTAATCTACCATCAGGTGGATCTAAAGATGCTATAGTTGTGATTCATAATCATGATATTTCAAATGATTCTCATAATCATGGGGTCTCAAATGATTCTCATAATCATGGGGATAGTTTTATTGTAGGTAGGGGTACTCTTAGTGCAACTACTACGGGTAATGCCAGTCATACTCATAGCGTCACTGTGCCTGCCGGTGCTGCCATGGGTGGTGGTGATTCGCCAAATTATTGGCAAGGTAGTCAAACTATATCCACTCAGAGCAATACTGGTGATCATGATCATGGTATTAGTATTTCTGGTAATCCTAGTTTAGGAGGAAGTGTGTCTGCAAATAGTACAGGAATTACTATTAATAATGATTCTACAGGAATTACTATTGATGATGAAGGTTCGTCGGGAACTAATGCAAACCTTCCTCCATACTTTGCCATAGCATACATTATGCG